CTTGAACCGAGTCCAATAAGATTTGTCTTTTGAGATTTGATGTAAAGATATGTTTTTCATGTTCTGTTAGTGAATCAAAATCTTTTTTATCTTTTGAAATGTCTACCTCTTCAGGCCTCCAAAAAAATCCTAGTTGTTTTTCAGTTATTTTTTCAATTTGTGGATATTTTACAACATCAAATCGTTGAATATCTACGGCTTCATCAAGAAACATGTTTTTATGCAGGTGTGATTTTTTACTCTTTTTCAGTATCGACATTATTTTCCTCTTTAGTTTTAATTAAATTTTGCAGCTGTCACAATCTTCATCGTCGATTGGAGCTTCGCCATCATAAGAATGATGTGTTTCATTATCAGTCATTTCACCAGCACCATCATAAGTATTAAAATAGTATAGCTGCTTTAGACCGTATTTGTATGCTGTCACAAGATCAGTAATCATAGATGACATTGGAATCTTATTATCTTCGTAATGCTCTGGATTATAAGATGTATTTACACTAATTCCTTGATCAATGTATTTTTGTAATATCGCACAAATTTTTAAATAACCATCGGGACTTTCTTGATCCCATAGTAAGTCGTATTTATTTTTTAGATGGTGATAACCTGGCACGACTTGAGCCATAACTCCATCTTTACTTTGTTTGTACGATACCAATGCTCTTGGTGGTTCAATACCATTCGTACTATTACTAATTTGTGCACTTGTTTCAGCAGGCATCAATGCCATTAGAGTCGAGTTCCTCGTTCCCGTTTCTAGGACTTGTTTGCGCAGGTCTTCCCACGGTAATCTAACTTTATGCTCTATCAAATTATCTATTGCACTTTTATATGTATCATTTGGAAACTCTCCACGAGCATATTTTGTGTGATTTTTTAAAGGAATTTCACCTTTTTCTTTAGCTAATTGAGCAGAAGCTTTAATTAGATAATATGACCATGCTTCAGCATATTCATCTACAATTTCAAATGCTGATTCATCATATTTTAGACCACGTTTGGCCAAGAAATACGCAAGGTTGATGATACCAATTCCAAGAGGTCTTCTCTTTTTAGTACCTGCTTCAGCTGCGGCAATTGGGTAATCTTGATAATCAAGTAACTCATCAAGAGCACGTACAGCAAGATCGCAATATTTTTCAAATTCAGATGTTTCATTGATTAGACCCCAATTGATTGCTGATAATGTACATAAACTAATTTCTCCTGTATGATCATCGTATGATTGTAATGGTTCAGTTGGTAAATCAATTTCACAACATAAATTACTCATTCTAATTGGTGCGAGTTCAGGTATAAACGAACCATGATCATTTGCATGATCTACATTCATAATATAAATTCTACCTGTATCTTTTCTTTCTTGTAAAAGTTGTGAAAATACTTCCATTGCTGGTAAAGTCTTTTTACGAATTGAATATGCTCTTTCGTATTTTTCATATAATTCTTTAAACTTATCTTGATCTGCAAAGAAAGATTCATATAAACCTGGTACATCGTTTGGATCAAAGAATGTAATATTACCACCAGTAATAAGACGCTCATACATTAATTTATTTAGCTGAAACGCATAGTCCATGTGGCGTACTCTGTTCTCTTCTGTCCCTTTGTTGTTCTTGAGCACAACTAAATCTTCAAATTCATAATGCCATAATGGAAGATATACAGTAGCTGCACCACCACGTACACCGCCCTGGGAGCATGATTTTACTGCTGATTGAAAATATTTTAAGAATGGAATTAAACCTGTATGTACTACAGAACCATCACCAACTTTGGCACCTTCGGCTCTAATTGAACCGGCACCAATACCAATACCTGCTTTCTTACTTATGTATTTGACAATAGAAGTAGAAGTAGCATTGATACTATCAAGACTATCTCCAGATTCAATAAGTACACAAGAAGAAAATTGACGGGTTGGGGTACGAACGCCTGCCATAATCGGCGTAGGTAACGAAATATAGAATTGAGATATCGCATCATAGTAGTCCTTAACGTATTTCATACGTGTTTCTTTTGGATAATTAATAAATAATGTTGCAGATACCATCATATACAACATTTGAGGTGTTTCATAGTGCTCTTTTGTTCTTCGATCTTGAACTAAATATTTACCTCTAAACTGTTCCATACCAGCGTAAGTAAAATTATCATCACGATCGTGTTTGATATAATCATCTAATTCATCGATTTCATCAGGACTATATTTTTCCATAATGCCACCATCATAAACTCCGCGACTTACGTTTTCAATGATGAGTTGTTTTAGTGGCCATGGTTTATAATCACCATAGACTTCTTTTCTTAGCTTATATGATATAAGCCTTGCTGCAACAAATTGGTAATTGGGGGTATGCTCTGATATAAGCTCTGCGGCACTCTTAATAAGAAGTTCATGAATGTCATAAGCCGGTATTTTATCATAGAGTTGTATATTTGCTTTTAGCTCGATTTCTGACATAGAAACGCCAGATATATCTTCAGTGGCCCATTCCAGAACTTGGTGTATTTTTTCTAAATCAAATGGTTGCACAGAACCATCACGTTTGGTTACTTGAAGTGTCATAAAGTTCGTTCCAGTGTTCATATTGTAATATTATATATTATACCACAGTTTGTGGTAAAAGTAAACAGTTATTTACTTCTTTTTTCTAGCTTTTCAATTCGTGCGATCAAATCTGGGTAAGCATCAAATTCATGTAATTCTTTACAAGGATGTGAATTCTTTACGACCCTATCTAGCTTTTCAGCTGCGAGAGGAAATTGTTTTCTAAATTTAGCGTCTTTTTTCATAAGTTCTAAATTATATCTTTCAGCAAAGTATTCCATAAATCTATCTACTTGCTTTTGAAACCAAATTCCTAGTGTAGTACCTTGGAACCATTGGTAGAATGAACTACCAATGATCGAAGATAATATTGATTTTAGTGCTAATACCATTAACCAATTCATTTTTTATTTTTCCTTTTTAGATAACCTCTGAATTGCTTTTACATAGTTTGGCATGCCATGGTCTACTATACCATCAAAGAATTTAAATCTCTTCCATGAGCTTAGTACTCCATAAAATAAATCTGACCATGTTGGTTTAGGTTGTTTTACACCATTTCTATCGAAATAAATCATTTCACCATGATGTCTAAATCCTAACCATGCAGGTGGAATTCTACAAACAATATCATTGTTATTCATGAATCTATAATGCGGGCATTTAACATGCTTAATAAATCTTGGTCCACCTACTCTTGGTGATCCAAAAGTAAATAATTCATGCGGTTGATATCTTGTTGCGGCAATTGTTGCCATTGCAGCACCTAGTGAATGTCCTGTCATGTAAACATCTTTACGAACTTTTAACTGATCATTATGTTCAATTTCAGCTAATACATCCATCCAAAGATCGTTTACTTCTTTTTGAAATCCACCATGTACTTTACCACCAGCTACAGCGGCTTGTTTAATTACGTTTAAATCAGCTAAGACATCATTTAATTTTGAAGGTTCTGTACCTCTAAAGGCAAACCATAAATCATTTCTATCTTTTGCTACTAATACTTCAGCACCATCGCGACTAATTAGTTTAGCCCATGGGAAACCGAGTTTCTTTGCTGCGTTAATCGCAGGCTTTTCATTCATATAAGCAATTGCAGAAAGTTTTGCTGCAATTACTGCTCTATCCCACTTCCCAATCTGCTCTTTCATTCTAGTTGTCGCCATTATCATTCTCCACTTTAATCTCAACTGCTCCAGCTTCTTCATCATTTATTGTCACATTCCTATAATAGACTATCACCTCACCGAGTTGATTAATATAACGTTTAATTTCTTGAGTATTATAAGACATCATCTCATAATCCTCAACACTCATGGCGACAAAAACGACATCGCCTCCATGTTTCTTTTTAATATCATCGAGGAATTTATCTAAATATGTATATCCCTCTGGATATAAATCTTCTCTACCTAACTTACAATTAGGCTTTTTTGTCTCTGGGTCTTTTAAACAAGACTCTATAATCTTTGCATCTGATACAACATACCATTTTGGTTCTTTTAAATCAATAGGTCTTGGTAATGTTGGTTGTGTAATTTGTAATTTAATTGGCTTTGTAATTACCTCAACTTCTCTAGGAGCTTGTTGTAATAATGAACAACCACTAATCGTTAAGACTAGAAATGCGATTGCTATCTGCTTCAATTGCATCGAATACCTCCTTGGTTGCATTATTAACTCTTGTTTCCATCAAACCAGGTTTGGCACTAGCCAACTTAGCAATATTATGTCTTCTAAATATATCTAAATATTCAGACATTTCTGCTTCGTATTGTTGATTTTGGATTTGTAATCCTCTTAAGGATTCAGTGGTCACAGCTAAATTATTTTGAATAGATTCTATTGCTGCTCTTTGTTCTTGATCTCTTAGGTCTTGAGCTATAATAACTTTTGCTTGTTCTTCCAACTTATTTTTCATTGGAACAACTGAAAATTGGTAGTATAAGAATCCACTTACACCCATTGCCATAATAACACTCATCAAAATTTTTGTCATACTATAACCTATCTACGTCTATACCTAATACCTTTTTAATTGCTGCCTTAAGTTTTTTCTCGTTAGTTCCCCATTTTTTACTGTATCTGTTAAATTTAATTGTTGGGCCTCTAACACTAATATCTCCGCCATATATATCGTAACCAGCTTTTTTGAAAGCTTGTTCTACATCATATCCATAAGCTCTATTTTTTAGTTCTAATTCATATGTTCTGTAATATCTAAAATCATATTTACTTAAAGCTTCTAAATGCATTTTAGCATCTGCTTCGGTAACTCCCATTGATTTTAGTAATGCGTTAATCTTTTTATTAATAGCATGAATTGCCGCTGATGAAGGTTTATTCTTCTTTTTAATCAGGTTAGCTTTAATAGCCAATAAATCAGCATATCTTTGCCACTCTTCAGCGCCTTTCATTTCTTTTTGATTTCTTAAGTTTTTATATAGTTTATTACTTATAGATTTGTATGATGGGCTAGGTCTTTTTTTACCTCTTCGATCTTTTTTTCTATCAGCATCAATTTCAGCTTGGGTTGGCTTTCTATATTTTTCAAGTACACTTTTTAGCTTTGATTTATTTTTATTTATTAATTTTCTTAAATCATTACTAAACATAGGACTGGGTGTTGAAATAGTAGTATTCTTTTTATCTGTCTCTTTTTTATTTACATAAGCATCATGCTTTTTCATAAGCTTATCAAGACCTAATTTTATAAGCTCGTTATACATTGGATTAGAAAGCACTAATCTAGATTCTTTTAAAGATTCATTTACTTCTTCAGTTTTTGCTTTAGCAGCTTCAGCACGTGCATTTCTTCTTGCTAAAATTCTTTCAACAAACTTTTTACCCTCTTTGGTACGTCCATCATAGATTCTTTTCTTTTTCTTCTGAGCATTTTTACCCATAGCATCAGATGGTAGTGATACACCACCACCAGCTACTGAGTTAGCTGCTGCATCTTCCCACATGTCTTTAAAATTTTTCATTTCTTTATATCCGCACTTGTAACTAAAAGTTTTTGTTTTGTAATAACATGTTCTACTTGGTAAACATTTAAGCCAAAAATAGAACCATAAGGTTCTACAAAATCATTTACTTTTACTTTATTATTTATATGACCGATGATCTCACCTGTATCAATCGATGCAATATCGTTTTGTAAAAAATATGTTCCAGGTGTTAATCTATGATTCACATTATTTTCAGATAAATCTATCGATTCTAAGTCATTAAAAATATCGTCTAGAACTTCACGTATTGTTTCTTCATCCATACCTGAAGATTCTTTAATTAAAAATAATGCTGATGCATATGTTGCTAATCTTGTTTTACCAAATGGAATTTTTCCTAGTAATCTTTTTAAATTAAAAACTAATCTATGGAAAACAGTATAAGCAGATTTTTCTTCAGGTGTAGTTCTTTTCTTTTTTAAAACTTTACCATTATCATCAATAATACCAAGATCATATGCAGGCATTTTATTCCAGGGTGTAACAAGGAGCTTTAGAAACCTAAAGGCGTAAAATAAATCTCCTGTTCTTGAAATAATTCCCATTATAGTTCTCTTAGTCTTTGTACAATATTTTTATCTAAAGGTATTTCTATTTTATAATCTTCTGGTAAGTAATGTAAAAATACTAAAAATGTTTTTAAAGCTGAGTAATGTTCTTCTTCAACTTTAAACCACATCATTTGATTTGCTGCCTTTATACCAAACACATTATATAATACTATAATATGATTTATTATTAATCTCTCTTGCAAATCGCCAGTAGTTTCATACCTTCGTAATAAGCGCTTTAGATACTTAAATCTTTTTAAATCATCTTTAAACTCTTCAACATCAGTACATTCTGGATTATTGTAATGATGCGATGCGAAAAGCGCAAAGTTTTTATTTGTCAATTTATCAAATACTTTCATACTATATTATATATAAACTTTTTATAAAATTTATTTTATGACTCTAAAGCAAACTCCGTTCTTTTGTTTAAAAATACTACTTCCCATTTATCATCTGTGCTAATAAAGCAATAGCTTATTTTTCCTTTGTTAGGTCCATCAATTATTTTCCAAATCCAACATGTATGTCCATAAGGAACCTTTTTTCCATCAGATTCAGCTGCAATAGCTTGAAAAAATGCTCTCATTCTGTCTTGTGCGTTCCAGAAACGGCCATATCTGATTTCTTCTTTATTCCAAACATCGCTATATTTCTTTTGAGCATCTTTATAATCTTTAGCAATTACATGTTTTGTTTGTGCAGCTTTACCGAAAGGTACATTACCTACACCTAATACCTGTACTTTACCACCATATACATTTTCGCCATTCACACCATAATTTCTAGCTGATGCTCCTTTATGAAAAACATTTAGTTTCATACCAGGTTTTAATTTAGCTACTGTAACTTTAGCTTCATTTAATTGATCTTCTCTAATTTCAAAAAAATCTTTCATTTTAACTCCTAGTCTGTTTCGTTTTCGCCTGCATCGTAGTTTTTATCTACGTAGTCGAAAAATTCTTTTTTCTTAGCACCTTCTAATTCACCTGGTGATTTTACACCAAACTTTTTAAGAGCTGCTTGAAAAACTTTTTGATACTTTTCTTTTTTGCTTTCAGCTTCTGAAACAAATTCTTCATTAGCTAATTGAAGTGCAGCTTTAATTTCTGGATCATCTGATAATCCTTTTTTAAGCTTTTCAATTTTCTTAACAGCACCAGTCATATTACCACCCATTGATAAAGCAATATCACTAGCTTTCTTTAATAAAGATTTTGGAAATTTAGATCTAGCTTCATCAACTTCTTCTTCATCATCTTCGTCTTTATCGTAATCTTCTACTTTATATTTCTTACCTGCTACTACAAATGTATCATCACCATTTTTCTTAGCTGCCATTAGAGCCTTTGTAAAAGCATTACCTTCTTTTTTTACAGCTTCCATTAATTCTGGAAATAATTCTTCAATATCATCTGAATCCATATCATATTCTTTTGATTGCAAATATGCTAGAATATTTTTCTTTTCTCCAGAAACATCGAAACCATTGCTATGTTTTTTAAACTTAAGCTTATACTTTTTAGCAGCTGCAGGAATACCTTCACCTGTGTGATCGATATCTACTTTAGCTTTTCCTCTACCAGCTTTTAGCTTAGCTTCATCAAGAGTAATAGTCATTTCTTTAACAACTGTTCCATCTTCTTTTTCGCCTGATTTTTTAACAGCGTGTTTAGCCTTAAATTCTTTTTCACCTTGAGCTCTTGGCTCTTCAGGTGATTCCATTTTTGGCTTTTCGTGTACATATCCTTTAGCAGCAAATTTGTCGTGTTCAGCCTTATCTTTGACTTCTACTTCGTCTTTACCGTCTTTTGAATACATCTTATGAGGATATTTTACTTCCTCTTTTTTTACTTTACCCTCTAGCACGTCACTAACAGTTGCAGCAACGCTTTGGGTAACTTTATCGTCTAGCTTCATAGTTTTTTCTCCTATTGTATAAAAAGCATTCCTGTGATACCAGTGGCCGCCGCCGCTATGACTACCCAGAATATTTTGTTTATAATATTTACAGTGGCCGCATTAGTGCGAACCAATTCATCCAACCTATCAACTCTATTTATAAGAGTTAATATTTGTTCCCCTTGTTGTTTACCAAATTCTGTCAGGGTCGATATTTTTTCTTCAGCACGAGCCAAAGCAATAATCGCCTCCGACATTTGATCGATTTTTTGTTCGATTCGGTCAAGCCTTTGTGCTTGATCAGCCCGTTGTTCAGCTGCTGTTGCCATATAGATATACCCTACATTTTAATGGTGTAACACCTTTTATTAACCTATGATATTCGCCCTTTTTAATTACAAATACCATACCTTCTTTTAAAAGCCAAGGTAAGCATTTATCTACTTGAAATTGCCAACCTTCACCTTCTAAAACTTCTATTTCTCTATCTTCCATATCACGGTGCCACACAAATTCTTCGTCTTCCCTTGTTGGGTCAAACGTTCGTATGATGCCGTCTTCCCAGTACGGCTTACCAAAAGTAATTTCCACCGCCCTTAAGTCCTAATTCCTTTGCATATTTTGGTAACCTACAAGCCCAATAGCCTGGAGATAATTTATCTGTTTTTGTATCACAATTGTGTCTAGCTGCAAAACTTTTTGCTGCTTCTCTATCATTAATCTTAGATGTTAACCCACCTTTTTCGTCACCAAATTCTATTTTCTTTACATTCCCCGTTGCTGGATTTTTTACATATACTACATATTTCTTTTTACCACTAGAACGTTTTGGTTTATTTAACTCAGGTTGAGCTTCTTCTACCATAGGTTGTTCTAATGGAACATGAACTCCTTCATATAGCCCAAATCTTTCTTCAATGTGTTCTAAAAAACTATGCATTATACTTTTACCTTTTTAAATCCTTTTAATTGCTTATCAAGCTCTTTAGCTGCATCTGATAATTTCTTTTTAGCATCCTCAATTTTTCTTTTGTTCAATGCTTTTTCATCAGCTGCTATTTGATTTAATCTATCTTGTTCATCTTTAATTCTTTCTTTAGCTGCTAATATATCTTCCTTAGCTGTTCTTAGTGCTACTAATCTTTCTTTCTTTTTAGTTAATTTTGCTTTTTTACGATCTGCTACAGCTTGCTTAGCATATCTTTGCATTAACGCTTTACCGCCTTTTACAATTCCAGCGCCTGCTAATTTACCTACGAAATACGTTGCCTTTGCGGCTAATTCTACTGCCTGTAAAGCTTTACTTACAATTTTAATAGCAATATCTTCATCTAATTGAGATAAATGCATATTTGCTTTATTTTCATCCATCTCTAGAATTTCATCTAGTGTTTTTGGTTCTGTGTATTCGCTAAAACTTTTCATCTTTGACTTTTAATCCATTTAATTGCTTTCGCATTTTCTGGTGCTTTTTCAGACCAGACTTTAATTTTTTTATAAGCATCCATTGTTGCTTTTTCGATATCTGAACCTTCAGAATTATCTACAATAATCATTCTATTTCTAAATAAACCTTGGAACTTACCAATATTCTTTTGAACATCTTTCCACATTTTTTCTACCTCTTTATCAGGTAGACTTCTTGGTCTATTTTTGTTTCTTTCTAATGCTGTTTCTAGATCTGTATTTACAAAAATCATATGAACAGCATATCCCATTTCTCTCAGCATATCAACTTGCTTTTTAATTTTAGCATAGTCTTTACCTGTACCATCAACAACAATTCCATTTCTTCCTTCTAAAGCTCTAACCATTATTTTACCAGTTAATGCTTTAGCTGTTGCTCTCACAGCTTGGCCCTGTGCTGAAAAAATATCTTCAGGATCCATTGTTAAGCCAGCTTTCTTTAAACCTTTTTCAAAAGCATCATCAGAATTAATTAACCTAAATCCTAATGCTTTTAAAGAAGTCTTTCCAACTACAAATGACTTTCCACTTCCTGGGCCACCTGCTAGAAATACTGCTTTAAAAATGGCTGGGTCATTTACACCCTCCATCATATTTCTATGAGTTTTAAAATTAACCGCCAAACTCATGGCCAGCAACTCTTTTCATTTGCTTAGTAAATTCTTTATAATCAGGTTTATTTTTATATAGCTTGATAGTTACTTCGTCTCTATCTTTACCTTTAATTCTCCAATTATAACCTTTTTCTTTATGCTCGGGCTTAGTAGTTTTTACAACTCGTCTTTTAAATCCAGCTTCCCATGACTCACCTTTCTTTGAACCAGGTCCTTCTTGTATATAATCTTTAAATTTAATCATTTTAATTTATAGACAAATGCCTTTCCCTTTGCTTGTTTTTTCTTTGTTACTTTCATCCTAGCATAACGTGCAATATTATTAACTATTTCTTCATTACCATTTTGTAATGAGTCAACCATAATATCTTCGAGCTTATTTAAAATTGCTTTAACGATATTTCTATCACCAGCAACTAATGCTTCGTCTGCGTATTGATGTTCATTAAAGCCCTTCATTATAAACTTCCTGATCTTGGTGTTGGTTTAGATAAAATTTCTCTTGCTCTCTTTGGATCTTTCTTTAGCATAGTCATTGCTTGATTTAGATAATCTTCAGAATCACCGTAAGAAACTCTACTCCATCTTTTATTACCATCTTTATCAGAAAGATATTGCGCAATTCTTAATCCATCAAATGCGCCACCATCGTTACGAGTATATCTACCTTCGAGTCTTAATTCTTTAAATGTTTTCATTAGATTAACTTTAACCACTTTTCGATATCAGTAAATTTACCATCTACATGTACCGTATATAGTTTACCTTTTGCTTCGCTATCTTTAAAAATACCCATTTTCTGAGCTAATTTTTCTGCCTTAGCTGCTTTCTTTAAATCGAAAAAAGGCATTGAAGTTTTAAATTCTTTTATTTGTCTTAATTCTTTAAACTGTTTCATCTTCTTTTCTTTTCCTTACCTAATAAAGCAGCAATCTTCATAAGAGTTTCTTTATCTTTATCAGAAATTTTATCTAGCTGTCTTTGTTTGTTAATCTTTTCTAATGACTTAGCCCAATTTGCATCAGATTCTCCGATAACACTTTCATATTTAGGTGCTTTCTTTCTTTTACCAACTCTCATTTTATCGATAGTAACTTCTTCTATTTCTTCTTTAAACCCAGGTGCAGCAATCATATGTCCAATTGAAGCCCAGATTTCTTCCCTGGTCATTGTATCATTCCAACCTAAATCTTTTGGATATTTTTTAACTTCTTTACTTACTGCAGCCCAAATTTCATCTGCTAATTCAGTTGCTTTATTAATACCACCTACTATTCTACCTCTACCTACATTTCTTAAAACATCATTTAGTTTACTATTAAATTTAGTATTCTTCTTTTCATCATTTGATACAAATGCAAAGTAGTAATCTCCATCTCTTACTGGATAATCAAGTGATATCCAAGCTCTAGGTCTTGGTGTTTTGGCTGGTGAATAATCATTTTTTAAATCCTGAAATTGGTCCATAGCTAGGTTATATTTTTTCTGTATTTTTCTAGCTTCTGCGTCAGATATCTTTTTAGATAGTGCTTCAGATAGCATACCTCTTAATTCTTTAAATTGTTTCATTAACTTCCCCTTACTTTAGCAGCAAGGTCTTTATCAGCCCCGCCCCATGTTCCTTTTGATTTTGTTACAAAGGAATTAACTCGTGCTAGTCCCCATTGTATTGAATTTGTTCCTGGTCTATGGCCACCCTTCCAAGCGGCTACGCCACGATTAAATACTTGTCTTAAAATACCTAATGGCATACCCGTCTTATCAGCCTTTTTCTTTAATGCTGCATCAGCTTTACCTTCAGTTACATTAAAGTCTTCGAATGATAATAAGTTTTCACCAAACATTTTTTGGTATTTTTTAGTATGTTTTGATGGCTTTGTCTTTGCATTAGAGTCACCTGGTGCTGGTTTATATGCATTAGGATCATCATCAGATTTCTTAGCCTGTTTTTTGAAATGCGCATCTCTTTTTGATTTTGTTGATTTAGACATTTCTTTACCTTTAGCATCTTTTGCATAATATGCTTTAGGCTGTGTTCCTTTTTTATCTTTGATATCCGGATCTTGTGCAGCTTCGGATTGTCCAGGAGTCATTTTTCTATATGTGTCTAATAACTTTTTAGTTCCTAGTTCTTGATATTCGTTTACTAATTCAATATCTTCTAACCAAACTCTCTTTTTCCATTGTCCCATTTCAACTACTACAAAATTAGTTCCGAGTTTTGAAATAACACCTGTTTGATCTAGATCTTTTACTCTTACTGTATCGCCTTTATTAAACAAATTACCTTTTACATAATCTTCTCTTTGTTGTGATACGGATTCTAATTTAACATCTTTGAATGTTACTTCTTTAAGACCCATTCCTTTTCTTACTGCTTTATATAAAAGATTAGCTAGTTTAGGTTCTATATTAACACCTTTCATAAATAAATCTAAATCACCTGCTGCAGCTGCAGCTCTTACTTTTGATGCTGACATACCACTTACACCTTCAGCATCTGGATCTCTTTCACCAGCTGAAATAACAGTTATACCATCTTCAAAATTATAATATCCATGTCTTGATTTTACATCATTATATTTTTTTAGTAATGTATCAAATTCTTTAATTCTATCTGAGCCTGCTACCATAACAATTCTCGTATAGCCCTGCTCATATAATTTTACTGCAATATCTAATGCTGTACGCACATTGTTATCTGCCATAACATTACGTGCATACTTTGGAAACATTTTTCTTAGGAATTTAATTTTATCTTTGAAACTTAATGGATTTTTCTTTGGATCTTGTGATTGTGAGGCATATATACGAAAGTTAGCTTTACCAGCTTTTTTCTTTAGCGTATCAAATAATTTCTCATGGCCGATTGTTGGTGGATTAAATCTACCAAATACGAAATAAATCTCTTTTCGCTCTTCTGTCAAATACTGACTAAAACTTCTTAATTGCATATTACCCTTGTCCCTTTGGTTGACTTGTTTTACCTTTTAATTTTTCTCTATCTTTTAACTTAATACCAGGTAGAAGTTTTTTAGCTATTTTCTGTATAGCTGCTTTTTTCTTATCAACCTTTTTCTCTAAAGCTGCTCTTGCTGAAAACGATAAATCAGCTTTGCTTTTATCTTTCAATATCTTTTTAATAATAATTTCTCGAGCTTGTTTTGTAGCTCTAAGCTTGAGTTTTTCTGGGGATGCGAGTTTCTTGGCGGCCTTCTTACGACCTAACATGATTTTAGCACGATTGCGCTTAAATGCTTGTTTCATTTTCATTCTTTGAGCCATCGTCATCGCTTCAGATAGATCTGGCGAATCTGAGTTCTCATCATTGAACTGTTTAAATGATTTCATTTAATCCTCGGTTACCCATTTAGTTGGGATTATCCCAACCTTTTATAATATCCTTGCTAAAGTTGTTAGTAGAAAATTCCATTCTATCAACAAGTTTAACAGCTCCACCTTCCATACGATCTATAGCAACAAAACCTTCTGGGTTGGTTACTTTAAATCCGGATGTTGTCTTAACAAACGTACCAATTTTGCTTAGTTTGTTTAATTTATTTATAATAATTAATTTGCTATCTATCACTAAATTTTGCAAATCGAACACATTTTGTAAGTTTTTTAGGTTCTTTTTATCAAAAAACTTTAATAATTCATCTCTTTTTTGTATTTGTACATCTTTACCAGCTTGACTTGTTCTTTTATCAATTTGTTTTTGATAACGATCTTGCACAAACATAATAAGACCTGTTGCATGTTTTTTTGTATCAGTAATTCTTTGACCTTCTCTTACCTTACGATTGTTATAAACATTAATTATCATATTAAGTTCTTTATTAGATTCAATTTCTTTTAAAGTACTAGCTGCAATTTTTTTAAATAGTTTACCTGCATCAGATAATTTTTTATTAATAACATCAGTTTCTTTTTTTGTTAATGTTACTGTTCCAGATAAATCTGGTAATGTAGCATCTTGCATCCAAACATTTTTTGACTTTTTAAGTTTTGGTACAATTTCTCTACCAAACTCGGCTTTCATAGTTTCGAACGTTGCTCCAGAATACGTAGTATGCCAAACAATTCCGATCTTAGCTGATCTAATCTCCTTAGCGAGAGAACTGTCATCAGGTATTGCATAAGCGATAGTGTTAGGATGAAACACAATATGACTAACTCCATTAATCTTCTCCTTTTTTAGATCTGATGAGTCAAACATAAAGTCTCCTTGAATGACTCCTTTTATACCTAAATCTTTTAAATTATCGAAAGCTAATATTAACTTTTTAGTCAAATCACCAGATGTATCTGCTTTTATATCGTCATGAGATTTATAGATTTTCGGGTTGGCATTGAATATGCCTTTTTTCGCGACAAAGAACTCTCCAGTTTCTGGATCTTCGCCAGCAAATACGGCGGGGGCGCCGTCCCACTTGACTGTAACGTCTACTGCAGATTTTGCGTTACCTTGTAACATATCTCGCAACGACCTGAGTGCGATGATAGCTTGGCGCGCCCCCTTAACTCCACCATCAAGAATTAAATCCTCAATGTGTGTCATATGAGTATTTTTTGCTGCTTCTTGTAATGGTACGTAATTTTTAAATGATCTCATTATTTTCCTGCCTTAACATATACTGATGCATCTGTACTTCTAGATCCAGCATAATTTACAAAATGAGTAACAATAGCATCTGCCTTTTTTCCACCCACTTTATCAATCATATAACAAATATATAATGCACCTAATTTTGCTGATATCCAAAACTTATCTTTTTTCTGTAAATTTTCTAAGAAATCTTCGTACTTATCATTTTTATAAAAGTGATTATATAGTGCCCAAAAGAATTTTGTTGTTCTAGGATCTCCTTTTTCAATTTTTACTGCTTTACTTAAAATACCTTTTTTGAATGGAGGTACTTTTTTTCTTGTTTCTCTATTAATAAAATCTGACATTGGTCCCCATGATAAGCCACCACCTCTAGCGTTTTTTCCTTTGATTTCAGCTTTAACTACTTCACCTGGACTATTATCTTTTAAGTTCATTTCACCACCATCAAATTTAATTGTAGCTGATTTACTTGACCAAAAATCTCCACGAACTGCACCTTGTAATAATACACCTCTATACTTAAATAATTTTGCATCAGGCGGATATTGATTATTAAACTCTTTTAACGGTGGTGGATATTTTTTTTCGGGACCTTTTAATGAAATGCCTACTAATCTCTTATCATTAAAATGTTTAATTAATGCTTGGTTTAAACCATTAACTGTTTCACTTGGTAATTCTTTAGCAATATTAAATGATTTATCAATTGCCCATATATCACCAGGATTCCACTTGTCATCTTTGAGTGGACTGAATCCCATATTTTTAAATGCTTGAGTTTTTATTTTATAAATCTCAATCATCTCTTTACTTCCTCTATGGAAGACATGATTTTTATGTACGTAACCTTCTTTGATTAATAGTTTAGCAATATTATATGATGATGTAAACCAATCACCTTCAAGACCAAGAATATTTTTTTCATTCTCATCAACCTTTACTTTTTTATATGCATCTTTCATTATATCAATAGTAAAGTATGATTCATCTTGTATACCATGATCGAGCATTGCCTGTAACATTACACATTGATGTGATTCAGTTAATTTCGTATTTGCGGCTCCACCGCCAGCTCCACTAGCGCCACCACCAAAAACTTTTGATTTTGCCATTTGACTTAATGGGATCATTGTTCCATCGTCACTTACAAAGCTAATATTTGATGGTTGTGTTTCGAATTGTTTTAATTTTTGGAGAGCGTCGTCAATATCACCTACTATAAATGTTCCACCCTTTTTCAATTCAAGTGGCTTTTGATCTTTAATTAAACGACGTAAAATATCAATACGAGCTTCACCCGTACCTGAATTTGGCTTTTGAAGCTCTTTGGCACTAAGTGCTGTTGCTTCTGATATTTGAAAAGATTTAAAATTGATCATAGTAGTCCTTTTAAATTTATACTACTATTTATACATTTTAAATTTTACGTTTGGTTGGTGTGTAGTCTTTATTTGGCATGATATTACCAAAATTATCCATAGTAATAACACCAAGTTTTTCTAAGAGACCTAACATACTTTCGCTGCCTTCTTTAATTCCTATTTTATAAGAACTATAACCGACACCAACTATACAAACAAAAAATATTAATAAAATTTCATTAGACATATATTCTTTCCATGATAGATAAATAACCTTTAGCTGTCATTTGTGCATGAAATTTCATTGCTTCTTTTAATGATTCAAAAATATATTCTGCAACCATTTTATCAGTTTCCTTTTCAATAGCAAGAACTTTATATGCGGACTTATCTTTCGTGAATGTAGACATCAATTCTCTCCGCAAATTTCATTGGTAATTCTCTATCAAAAGCTCTAGGGTGTTTACCTAATGCTCTTGCGTATTCTGCCCTTGGTCCTCTAGCATGTAGAGTTGTTCTATATCTAGGTAGTTTTTGTTCAGGTGGATATCCATATCTATTCATCCACTTTTCTTTTTGTTTATTAATCTTATTAATTCTATTAACAGTTTTTCTGATTGTTTCTATTTCAAGCATATCCGATG